ACGCTTAATTGTCTCTTTATCTTCATCAGTTAGAGAAGATTGAGCAACTAAGGTATTGATCAAAGTAACACTATCGCCAGCAGCGTTGTAGTCTTGTGTTTTTTCAGCAGCAGTACGTGCCATGGTTTTAAATAACTGTCTTAATAGAATTTTAGCAGTTCTATTCTAAACTGCCTCTAACGCAGCAATACGAGTTTCTAAAGCAGTATTTTTAGCAGATAACTCTTTAATTGCGTTAATAAGAACAGGAACAAATCTCTCATATTGCAATCCATATTGATTTTTATCATCCGTTACATCAGTTATAATCATAAATTCTTTATCTTCTTCTCCTGTATCTGGATTAATTCCATAACCATGTTCTTTTTCTATTTCTAAATTATCTTGAGCTAATAAGCCAATACAAAGTTGAGGTTTTTTATGAGTACCATCCCTGATTACATCATTAAGACCTTCTGTACTATGTTTATCCTTTAGATACTTTGCTCTTCTATCCCATCTATATGTAACAGGATTGAGTTTATTAATCCAAGATAAACCTCCATTTAAAGGAGTAATATCTGTCTTATCTCGTTTATCAGAAGTAGTAATCGTACTGACATTACAATATAGAGTTAATATTTCACTATCACCTAAACAAATACGGTTTGTTTGTGTGGTTATGTCTCCTCCTGGTTCACCAGATCTACCTGCATCATTACCAATACAAATATTGTTAGTACCTGTTGTAATTGCTCTACCTGCATCATTACCAATACATACATTTGTACCACCTGTTGTAATATCATTTCCAGCTTCTGCACCAATAGCAACGTTTCCAGCTCCAGAACTTACGTGTCTAAGTGCATAGTAACCAACACCAACATTTTGTGCTGCTGATTCCATTTGGGTAGTTCCAGCATAAGGTCCAACCATTACATTGAAATTACCAGTTATTCCATTAGTGTGTCCTAGTCCTGCTTGTCTTCCTACAAAAACTTGTCCTACACCACTAGTAATATTTCTTCCAGCTCTATCTCCTATACAAGTCTGATCTCCAGCAGTTGCGGCATAAGCAGCGTTATGACCTACGGCTGTGTTGCTATTTCCTGTTACGTTTAAGTATGAAGCACTACGTCCTATGGCAACATTATTATCTGGAGTTGTTTGAGTGTAACCAGCATGAGGACCAATAAGTACACTTGATACAGCAGATGTAGTTGATTGTCCTGCTTCAGATCCTATAAATGTGTTATAACCTCCTGTTGCCACTTCTCCTGCTTGATGTCCAAGTGCTGTATTACAAGCACCTGAAGTCATAGTTTTCAAAGCTTCATAACCAACTGCTGTATTTTCAGTTCCTGTTGTATGCGCTAGTAAAGCACCATATCCAAGACCTGTAGCTTGAGCACCAGTTGTATTAGCTTGTAGTGATCTAAAACCAAGGCCAACGTTTCCAGCAGCAGTTGTATTATTTTCTAAACATTGATAACCAATAGCAGTATTATAAGGACCAGTTGTATTGTCTTTTAAAGCTTCAAAACCAATAGCAGTACAGTGGCTTCCTGATACATTTTCAAGTAATGCACGATAGCCGACACCGACACATTCTTCAGCTGTAGTGGCATCTGTCATCGCTTCATACCCAATGGCGACATTGGCATGACCTGTAGATAGTTTTAAAGCATAACCACCAATAGCAACACAAGGTTGATCAGTATTAGTGGTGTACAAGGCTTGGTAGCCAATAGCTATATGAGTATTACCTGTTGTATTTGTATATAAACTTTCATAGCCAAGAGCAGTATTTAAAAGACCTGTTGAAGTATTTCGCGCTGCGTTATAACCAATCGCTGTGTTTTTATTACCTGTTGTGTTTTCAGTTAATGAATAACTTCCAACAGCTACGTTGCCATCTGCAGTGGTATTGGCGTCTAAAGCTGCTCTACCAACAGCAACGTTACTACTACCTGTTGTGTTCACTAACATCGCTCCACAACCTACGCTTGTGTTATCACTTGCGGTAGTGTTTTCTCTTAAACATGAAGCACCTAAACCAACATTATAATTTCCTGTAGTATTTTCTTCTAGAGCTTCAAACCCAACAGCAGTGTTACTTGATCCTGTACTATTCGAGTTTAAAGCTATAGAACCAAAAGCACTATTTTCAGCAGAAGTACTAGAATGTAACGCTCCATAGCCCATAGCAGTATTATTACTACTTGTTGTATTGGTAGATGCTGCACCTCTACCAACCGTCGTATTTTTTGTTCCAGTTGTATTTAATTGACAAGCGTAGTTACCAATAGCAGTATTATCACTTGCTGTATTATCCATCAAAGCGTACAGACCAATAGCAGTATTATCAGCACCACTAACGTTGTCTTCTAAAGCTCTATATCCAAAAGCATTATTATATTGACCTGTTGTGTTGGAGGTTAAAGCTTGTCTACCAACTGAAGTATTATAACTACCTGTTGTGTTGCTCTCTAAAGCTATATAACCTACTGCTGAATTACCTGTACCAATCGTATTATCTTCTAATGCTTTATATCCAAGAGCACTATTACCATCTGCGCTAGTGTTTGAAGTTAAAGCAAGTGAACCAACAGCAGTATTATAGGCTCCTGTAGTATTGGCAGTTAAAGCTGCTTGCCCAATAGCAGTATCGTTAGCTGCAGTTGTGTTTGCTTTTAAAGCTTCCTTACCAACAGCAACATTCTCTGATCCTGTTGTATTCATCTTTAATGACTCATTACCAACAGCAACGTTATTAGACGCAGTTGTGTTGTACTTAAGCGCTTCTCTACCAACAGCAGTATTAAGACCACCTGTTGTATTGTTTGTTAATGTTGCACTACCGATAGCTGTATTAGTAAGACCTGTTGTGTTATCTAATAATGCTTGATAACCAATTGCGGTATTTTCGTATCCTGTTGTGTTAGTTTTTCCTGCTTGGTATCCAAGAGCAGAATTATTATTTCCAGTAGTGTATTGCAACGCATCTTGACCAATACCCGTATTTTGAATAGCTGTTGTAGATGTAGCTAGGGCGTCTTTACCTACAGCCGTATTACTACTTCCAGTTGTATTCGCAGTTAATGCACTCATACCAACAGCAGTATTAGATGCACCAGTTGTATTTTCTTCTAAAGCGTGATGACCAACAGCACTGTTATTAGACGCAGTTGTATTTGATTTAAGTGCTCTCCTACCAACTGCAGTATTGTAACTTCCTGTACTATTATCTCCAAAAGCATAGTATCCACAAGAAGTATTTTCATTTCCTGTTGTATTATCTTCTCCAGCATAAGCACCTATAAATACATTTTGATAACCTGTAGTATTTGCTGTTCCTGCAAGAAAACCAACGGCTGTATTATTATTGGCTGTAGTATTAGCTGCTAATGCTCCTTGGCCTAGTGCAGTGTTGTGATCACCTGTTGTGTTGTAACGCAGTGCATAACGAGCAAAAGCAGCGTTATAAGTACCAGTGGTATTTGTATATAATGCAGAGGCTCCTACAGCAGTGTTATAACTTGCTGTTGTGTTGCTATACAACGCACTAGTACCAACAGAGGTGTTACTACTACCAGTTGTGTTTTGTCTTAAAGAATCTTTACCAACAGAAACGTTAGATTCTCCTGTTGTGTTAGATAAACCAGCAAAAGCACCTAGAGCAGTGAGATCACTACCTGTTGTGCTGTTTGTTAACGCACTTCTACCTACAGCAGTGTTATAGTATGCAGTTGTGTTGCTGTTTAAAGCTATATAACCTACTGCTGTATTACTTGCACCAGTCGTATTATCTTCTAATGATTTATATCCAAAAGCACTATTAGCATCTGCGGTAGTGTTGAGTTCTAAAGCATCCTCTCCAACAGCAGTGTTATAAGTTCCTGTTGTATTAGTTTTTAAACAATCAGTACCTACTGCAATATTATAATTAGCTGTTGTATTAGCTCCTAATGCATGTCCACCTATAGCTATATTGCTACCACCAGTTGTGTTTGCGTCTAAAGCATAGTTACCAATAGCTGTATTATATCCTCCAGTTGTATTCGCTTGTAGTGACTGTCTACCAACAGCAGTGTTATCACTGGCAGTTGTATTAGAATCTAAAGCTGCTCTACCAATAGCAGTATTACTTGCTCCCGTTGTGTTATTGTCTAAAGCATAAGCTCCAATAGCTGTATTATAACCTCCAGTATTGAGAGTTAAAGCATCTTGACCGACTGCTGTATTACCAGACGAAGTTGTTACAGCCGCTAAAGCATTACCTCCAACTGCTGTATTTACACCTGTAGTACATAATTCAAGTGCATCTTTACCAACAGCTGTTATTCCATCAGACGTAAAAGCTGTTCCAGCGTTATAACCAAGACAAGTATTCCCTGAACCTGTTTGGTTTGCATCTAAAGAGTAAGCACCAACCGCTGTATTCATTCCTCCTGTTGTGTTATTAGTTAATGCATTTCTACCGACAGCTGCATTATTAGTTCCTGTAGTATTTTCATATAAAGTATTTGCGCCTATAGCAGTATTATCACTAGCAGTAGTACTTAAAGATAACGCATAATTACCAACAGCTACATTGTGACCCCCTGTCGTATTTGTTTTTAATGCTTCTACACCAACAGCAGTATTAGGCGTTCCAGTTGTGATTGCTGCTCCTGCATAATAACCAATTATTGTATTATTAGATGCTGTTGTATTTGCATATAAAGTATTACGTCCTATACCTATATTGTTAGCACCAGTTGTGTTTGCTCCTAAACAATTTTTTCCAACTGCAGTATTATTATTTCCAGTCGTAGTGTTATACATTGCATAACGTCCAACAGCAGTATTACCTTCCGCTGTCGTTGATGATGATAAAACTTTTTGACCTAATGCAGTGTTATCAGCCCCAGTTGTGTTTGCAGTTAATGAAAAATCTCCTATTGATGTATTATTAGTTCCTGTTGTAGTCGCATCTTGTGATCTAGAACCAATGGCTGTATTAGAGTCTCCTGTTGATAATAAAAGTGCATTATAACCAATTGCTGTTATATCATTTCCAGTCGTATTTGCAGAAGCACTTAAATCTCCCATAGCAGTATTTCTTGTCCCTGTCGTATTTGCATCTAACGCTCTTGACCCAACTGCTGTATTGCTAGAAGCAGTATTTACACCTAATGCTTGCCAACCTATTGCGGTATTATCAGTAGAAGTTGTAGTAGCATCTAAAGAAGCATAACCAACAGCAGTATTTCTTGTACCTGTAGTATTGTTTGTTAATGCAGCATAGCCTATGGCTACGTTATCCGCGGCATTAGTACTATATCTAAGCGCATATCTACCAATAGCAACGTTAGAACCACCTGTAGTTGTGGTATAGAGAGCGTTGTCACCTATGGCAACGTTTGATTCACCACTCGTATTAGCTTGAAGAGTACCTTTACCTACAGCTGTGTTATATCCAGCAGTAGCTAATTTTAAAGAATCCTTACCGATTGCTGTATTATTATGAGCAGTAGTAGCTGTTAATAAGGCGTTATAACCTACTGCTACATTATTTTCACCTGTTGTATTTTCAGATGATGCTTTATAACCAACGGCAGTATTCTTTGATGCAGTTGTGTTTTCTAATAATGATTGATAACCAAGAGCTGTATTATAAGAACCTGAAGACGTTGCCCCTCCACAAGATCGGCCTATAAAAGTGTTACTTGCTCCTGTGTTAATAGCATCTCCAGAACCATAACCAAGAGCAGTATTATCAGAAGCAGTTGTAACAGCAGATAAAGAAGCATAACCAATGGCAGTATTTTTATCGCCAGAAGTTATTGCTGTACCTGCATTATATCCAACAAGAGTATTATATTGTGCATCAGTACCACTAAAAGAATCACCTGCGTTTTCACCAATAACAGTATTACCCTGGGCATCTGTAGTATCCAATGAATCAACGGACAGAGCTCCCGTTATGGTCACACCGACGTTCGATGTGGCCAGCTTGACACTGTTATTGAAATACAGAGATACGGCTCCATCCTCTACGAATGTGGCAATAGTTTCAGTACCATCACTCTTAAGAATACGTGTTTCAGTTCCCCATATTTCTAGATTTCCTGTACCCTGTTCTTTTATAAACGACGTACTACTATTATGACTAATTTCTAAATCTGCTGAACTACCCCAAGAAGCCTTAGCATTATCAGCAAACTCTAGTCGATTATCCGACTTATCCCAAACGACGTTTGCAGCTGCACCAGTAAAAGTAACGTCTCCATCATGTGTAGCACCTATATCTGTAACCGTACCGCTTACTGCGATCCCCGATGTATTTGTATTTAGGCGAAGATTATTATCCCAGTAGAGTTCACAAGAACCATTTGCTGTTCCTATTAAATAATTTTCTCCACTTGCACTTGTTAGTTTAAGACTATCTCCTCTAATAAAGAAGATACCGGTATCATTTTCAAGGTATGAATTGGTCCCATTGTGGTAACACTCTAAGTCATTCGAACCACCAACAATTAACTTCTTATTATCAGGTACATTTAAACCATTAGCGTCATAAGTTAATATTTGAGTACCAGAAGCCGTAAAGCCTACAATTCCAGAAGAAACATTATAGAAACCAGTCGACGTATCATTGGAGAACGTCATTGATGGAGCTGTTGCCGATCCTGCTGGGAATTCGGTACCTACAGTTACATAATCTGCACCCGCTAAAATAACTCCAAAGAAAGCATGTCCATTAGCTGGAGCGGAACTAAATACAATATTTCCACCGAGTACTTTAAATCCTGCAGTTCCTGTCGGATCCGGCTCTTGAATAACACCATTAACAGAAACCATTATCTGTTGGGTGTTAATCGGGAATGGTACAGGAGCCGCACCTCCTACTTGTAATGCAAAAGAAGTTGTACTCCCATTAAATCCAGAACTTATATCATCAATGATTCGATAAGACGGATAAGCAACCTGCAGGTCGTTCCCAATATACATTTGTACCTAGTAACCTTATTTATATATCTTCTATTGTATTTTGACTCTATTTTGAGTTACTTAGTATTTGGACCAATCTTAGAAGGTTGCGTAGGCCACTCAACTTTAGAGTATTCTTTATAAGTCTGAGGAATATCTCTTAAAGCTTGCCTATAAGCCGCCCAAGCAGATTGATCTAAACTACAACCTGGCGTCATTGTCCAGTCTGTTGACCATAAAAGATAGTCTCTTTTTTTACGAATAACTGCCCAACTTGTTTCTTCTAAAGTTAAAATTGTTTTATCAAAATGTTTATCTATTTCTTCTTTAATTGCTTTAAATTGCTCTTGAATTGAACTGAGGTCTCCAACAGTAGTTAAGCCCATAATCCTTAAGTCTGCTCAAGGTAGCTAACAGTAATATCAAAAGCTGAAGCAGTATCTGCTCTTGCTCTTAAAATATCACTCGATTCTAAAATTATCTTACTTCCACTAATAAGTTCTAAAGAAGATCCTGCAGGAATTGGGACACTCTTAAGTAAATAAGAGTTATCCCCTGTGTTCGCTACTATGTAAACATCAAGGTTTGCACTGGTACTAGTTTTGTTTGCAACCATCGCACTTAGCAAGATTAAAGTTGCAGACCCACCTGCTGTCAAAATGTTTGTGTCCGTACTACTTACTGCAGAAGTAGACATACTGGACT